GCAAATACAATGTGCACGTGATCTGCGATGCGTTTGACATTCCCCGCGGAACGTTTTACAACCACGTTCTCCGCAATAAGAAAGACAACACGTGGTATGCGAAACGCCGTGAAGAACTACGGCTTCGCATACAGGAGATCTACGACGAAAGCAATCAGATTTTTGGTGCTGCCAAAATTGCGGCAGTTATGAAAAGTGAAGGATTCAAAGTCAGTAACGAAATGGTACGCACGCTTATGCGTGATATGGGGTTAGTCAGCATTCGTCAGTCGGCGAAGAAATTATACGAGGACGAAGGCCGCAAATACAAAAACCACCTTAACCAAGAGTTTGACACGTGCAAACCGAACGAAGTGTGGGTTAGTGATGTTACCTATTTTAAGTACGGCGAAAACGCTTATTATATTTGCGTGATTATCGACCTGTTCTCCCGTATGGTCGTGAGTTATAAAATTGGAAAGACCAACAGCACGCAACTTGTGAAGTCGACTTTTCAGATTGCCTATAAAGCACGCCAACCGGATTCAAGTTTGGTTTTCCATACCGACCGTGGCAGCAACTACCGATCCAAAACAATGAATGATTATATGCGGTCTCTGAACATCACACACTCCTTTTCACGTGCGCATGTGCCGTATGACAATTCCGTAATGGAATCGTTCTTTGCTTCTATGAAACGGGAGGAGTTATATCGCACCAAGTATCGCTCGGAATCAGACTTTCGAAGTGCGGTGGACAAGTACATGATTTTCTATAATACCAAACGCCCGCACAAGAAATTGCAATACAAGACTCCCGAACAGAAAGAAGAAGAATATGCCTTGAAACTGAAGGATTTCTGAGACACGTGCAGACAGACTAAAGGGTTCAAAAAGGTTTGTTTTTAATTTTCCGGATTGCCAAATCCGAGTTATTCGTTTTTTAGTCCGACCGACAAAAAGAAAATGCGACCTCGAAAAGCCGCATAAATACTGGATTTTATAATAAAAACACCATTGACTCCGAACTTAAGGGTTCAGATTTCAATGGTGTCTTTATATGGCGGAGAGGAAGGGATTCGAACCCACAAAATCAATTAGTTTCCAGAATCATATTCATACTATCCGCCAAAAGTAACTTGTATTTTTGCATGGCAGACGGAAAGACGTGCTGATAAACACGCTCGATCATATTTGTTGACGAATGTCCCATCAATTCGGCTATGTATCTTTGCGGTATGCCCATCAGCAAGCATTTCGAGGCATAATAGTGTCGTAAGGCATAAAATTTGAAGTAATAAAGGTCGGTATTTGTATCAAAGAACTTTCTCCATTCATTGCCGATTTCTTTAGCAGTCATACCACCACAGATGGATTCTTTTCTGTTGTTGATATTCTTAAGAAGCACTTTTTCCATTTGAGGTGATATTGGGATAGAACGATAACCCGCATAGGTTTTTGGAGCTTTTCTAATCGGATGTCCTTGATGATCAAGTACAATTGCCGCCTTAATCTCGATTTGTCCTTTGCAAATACAATCGCCACTCAGAGCTGAGATTTCAGAAGGACGCAATCCGCATTGACTGGCGAGAAGAAAAGGTTTAAGTAAATTCGGGTTTGAATGCTTGATACGGTTGTAAATTATGTCAATATCTTCCTTTTCGGGAATGTAAAATGATGTCTTGATTTTCTGCGGCTTTGTTACATATAGCTTTGAGCGTATTTCCGGCGCAAACATTTTAACAGCAGCATTTACAAGACCTACAGCATTGCTGATAGACTTTGGTGAGTATTTCAGCATATCGCTGTTAATAGCACTTTGATATAGTTCAGAATTTAAATCCGATAACTTGACTTCCATTAAATTCTGTAACTGATTACGCTTGACGATCATATAACCTTTTACAGTTGATGGTGATAGAACAGCATACTTGCTTTCTATATAGCGATCTATCGCCTGTTTTACAGTGATGTTTTTGTTATTGTTCATTAAATCCTCTCCATTTCCAATTAATTTGATTATTATATCATAATTTGAGATGTTTATCAAATATTGTAAAGCACGGCTCGAATGTGCTTTTTTATTTTAAATTTATAAAAAAGAAAGGAAACTTTGAATGGAAAATGTGAAAAATTCATTAGAGGTTTTGGGGAATTTTATACCCGTATTATTTATTATCTTGATAACTTTTATACTTACTTCAATAATAATTTGTTTTGTTTGCGAGAATCCGTCAAACGATACAAAAACGAAAAATGAAGATCATGATACTCATTATATTGAAGAAAAGCCAGGAAAAACAGACTGTACTGATGATTATATATGGATTATATTGGCAATGGTTTTTGTAATTTTGATATTTCATCATTGAGAAAAGAGGTTAGAAATAAAATGGATACAAAAATAATTAGCTTTATATCACCGCTCAAGCGTAAAACTGAAAGTGAAATTGAAATATCAAAAGTTGAGAAGATGGCTCTTGAACAAAATATGAGCTACGGACAGTATGTAGCTATGATTGAAGAAGAAAAGAGAAAGGAAAAAGCATGAATATTTGTCTTGATACCGAAACAACTGGACTTAACCCGTCCTTTGACGAAATCTTACAGCTGTCAATCATCGATTCCAATACAAATGAAGTACTTTTTAATGACTACTTTAAACCACAGTACACTGTTTGCTGGGATGAAGCACAAGCAGTAAATGGCATATCATACGATGACGTATCTAACTGCAAGTCAATCACTCAAAGTCTTGCTCAGATACAGAACATCATTGACAGAGCAGACAAGATATACGGCTACAATGTTAATTTTGACATTGCCTTTTTAGAGCAAGCAGGCATCGAGGTCAGAGCGGAGCTTGTCGATGTAATGACCGAATTTGCAGAACAGTACGGAGAGTGGAACTCGGCATTTAATGATTGGAAGTGGCAGAAGCTCGTCAGAGCGGCGGCTTATTATCAACTTGACTTTGACGGAACAGCGCACGACAGTCTTGCCGATGCAAAGATGACAATGGCGGTGTATCGCAAAATGCACAGTGTGTAATTATTTAGTAAATATAAATGGCGTGATATACTGTCACGCTATATATGAGAGCAGCAGTACAACCGGTGCAACTCCGGTGGCTCTCAAGGAACGACAAGAGGTAGAAAAACGCTTTAAAGCGTGCTTATGATGGGAATTGTGATTATGTCGTTTCTTTTGCAACGGACAGTGATAGCTACACTGTAGGACGGAAAAGTAAGCCCGCCGTCCTTTTCCGTTGCTTTTTATTAAAAAGAGGCTTAATTTTATGTGTTGCATAAAGCAACAGAAAGAGGTTTACAAAATGAAAATGATCGCTTTTTACAACAACAAAGGCGGAGTTGGAAAAACTTCCACGGCAATCAACATTGCATATACGTTATCCCGTCGTGAAAATCGTGTTCTTTTAATTGACTTTGACGGTCAGTGCAACAGCTCCCGATTTTTTACCGATTTAACAAATGACGAGATCGGTTGTGAACGTGCTATTGTCTGCACCGATGAGAAGCCACTGATTAAAAAAACACGTTATGATAACATTGATATAGTAACTTCGTCAGTTAGAATGAACGCAATATCTAATGAGTTTGTCAACTTATCAGATGAAGAAAAACAGTCAAATATAATTAAGTTCAGGCAGTCAACATACGACTACATAATAGTTGATATGCCGCCTGCAATGAACGATTTCACCGAAAATGTTTTGACAATCTGCGATTATGTATATGTGCCAATCGAACTTGGAACTTTTGCAGTCCAGGGACTTGCAAGAGTAACACAGAAAATCGCAAATGCCGGTACAAAATACGCTTGCTTTGCATCGAAATATGATAAAGGTAACAAAGCAGATCAAGAGTTACTTGAGATAATGAAAAAGAACCTTGGTGATAAGGTTCTGAATACCGTTATACCTTTTTCTCGTGCAATCAAGAACAGCATAAGCTACAGAATAACAGCTTCGGAGTATATGGCTTGGATAAATCCTGCACGCTGCTACGAGCAGCTTGCTAACGAAATTATCCACTCTGTTGAACAGTAAAGATTATCAAGGAGGAATTAAAATGGCGAAAAAATTTACTTTTGATGACGCAATAACAACAGATATTAAAGGTGCAGCATCAAATAGCTACATTGATAATATAAAGATGATTAAAATTGCCGACATCGAAACAAATGCAGAAAACTTTTACTCTCTGCCGGATATTGAAGATCTTGCGGAGGACATCGACCGTCAGGGACTGATCCATAGTCTGGCTGTTGCGAAAATTTCTTCCGAGAAATATAAACTAATCAGCGGTCACAGAAGATTAACTGCAATCAAGCTCTTAATCGAAAACGGCAAATGGAATAACGAAACTGTTCCGTGTTATGTGATAACAGCAAAGAAATCTGATGCAGAAATGAATCTTGATTTGATAATGCTGAATCACACACAGCGGAAATACAGCGACGCAGATATTTTTAAAGAACACGAAGAACTTAAAAAAATATTTACACAGCTTGAAGCTGACGGAGTTGAAATAAAAGGCAGACTTCGTGAAAAAATTGCAAAGGCAATGCACGTTTCTTCTGCACAGATCGGAAAGATTGAGAACATAAAAAACAATGCAATTGATTCTGTTAAAGTGGCGGTTGAAAATGGTGAGCTTTCTATTTCGACCGCAAATGAAATTGCAAAACACAATGCAACGAAACAGCAGGAGATCATATCATCGCCGATAGAAAAAATTAAAACAGCTGACGTCCGTAACACAAACAAAGATAAATCAAAAGCAAAAACGCCTAAATGTGATGAGCCGAATAATTACAGTACATCTGACGAAGCAACCGAGATTTATCTGACAACGGATGAAACAATGTTTATGAAAAAGAACCTCGACATACTTGGCTTTTCATATCTGCTTTCTGTTTCTTCTGACAGTGACAAGCGGATTATTGAAAATATAATATCCAAAATTAAAGGAGAGGAACCGAATGGCAAGAGATGTTAATGCACTTATTAACAAGTGCGAAAATGCGATAACTCAGGAAGAAAAAACAATATCGGATGCTAAAGAAAAAATCAGAAAATTACGCAAGGAAATTAAAAAACTTAAAGCCGAAAAGGACAATCAGTTTGCTAACGATTTACTTGCGGCAATTATGAAAGACGGCGAAATATCCGATGAAAAACGAAAAGAAATTCTTGCAATGCTGAGTAATTCCGGCACGAAAAAATCTGACAGTCAGATTGAACAAAATGCACTGACAGAAGAAAAAAACTTTAACGATAATGATTCGCAAAATACACTCAGTGAGCATAGCGATTTTTAAAAAACAAAATCACAAATTTGTTTTTCGGGGTATTAGGGGGGTTCACCCTAACAAGCGAACGAGTGCACCAATCGGGTGCACGTGTTCTGTGCTTGCCACAGTGTGATTTACTGCGTAAATCATACAGTGCTTCTTGCTACGCAGAAGTTCAGAGAGGAGTAGAAAATGCCACTTAAAAATGCACGGATTCATTTAAGAGTAACCGATGAAGAAAAACAAAGCTTAGTCGAAAAAGCAGCAATGGCAAGACAAAGTGTAAGTCAATACATACGCAAATAATTACAGGTGTTTAAAAAAACAGTATGGAACAAATTATCAACCGAGCCGTTTCCCGAAAGGTACACGGAAATCCTTGTTGCTTACACTGTTGTGTGTATTTTTTGTCAGTCCACGAAAGACATACAGAGAACATACAAACTACCGGTTATCCGATAGGACTACAGCTAATACGAATATAATCAGAACAAAATATCGGTGCGAGAACATCAGATACGGAGATCTGATATCAGCCCAGGGCAACAATTTTGCTGTTAAAATTCCGGCAGATCAGCTTGGAAAAATTATTGTTCTACCGATATTCTACAGTGCCAATGTAAACTTGGAAACTAACACAGCAGTTATTACAGTCAAGGAATATAACAAAGAAATAATCTGTCAGGCTCTCGGTTATGACAGCAAAAAAATTGCACAGCAATCGGATAAATTGATTAACTCACAAAAATACAAACGATTGAAAGATTATGCAGCATCTTCGAACACAAAACTAAGTTATATGATTGTGACTAAAATACAGTTAGAGCTGTTAAAAATGAATGAAATCGAGCTTGCGGCTTTCCCGAAGGATGATGGAAAGTATAACGTTGCGTTTATGCCGGACACCAAAGAACTCATTACAAAAATTCTCTACCCGTCGGATGATAGCAAACAGGAATCAGAATATGAAAGAAATAGCAGAATCAATAATGAAATTAAACGTTTAGCTGCAATAAACGGCGAGAAACCTAAATATAGAATGGTTGCCCCCGAATTGCTTGACAACATAAAGCAATCCGGTATCCAGTTTGCTTATTTCAAAAAAGGCGATAAGTACAATATAGTTTTCCTTAGAGAAAATGAAATGAAAATTGATCAATTGCTGAAACAGTTCCGGAAGAAAAATTAGCAGGAACAACAAAAAATTCAGCTTTGATTTGTTTAATATTTAGCGTTATAATGATAGACAAACGCAACAAAAAGTGATATAATAAAGTCGGCGAAATCTATTCTCCGACTTTTTATATAAAATGATGACGGCTTGCTAAGAAGTGAGCCGCAGAAAAAACGGAGGTATAGATATGGCAAGGAAGTACGAACTGATAAATGATTTGTACGATCAAATCATTGTCGATGTGACGAAAGAAGCTCGAGCGTGGCAATCGTTCTTAAGAACTGCTTGCAGAAATTACAAGCTACGTTTTGACGAACAGCTGTTACTGTTTGCTCAGCGTCCGGACGCAACGGCAGTATTAGAAATCGAACGTTGGAACACAGCATTCGGCAGATGGGTCAACAGAGGTGCAAAAGGTATAGCGGTATTTGAGGATTCTACAGGCGAAAGTCAAAGACTTAAATACTACTTTGACATCGCAGATACACACGGTACAGAACAATCAAGAGAAGTTCCTGTATGGAAAATGTCAGAAGAATATCAAAGCAATGTTGCAGAAGCTCTTAAGAATGCTTTCGGCACATCAACCGATTCAGACGATCTTAGGATTGTGATCAAAGAAAGTGTAGTAAATGCAGTTGATGACAATATAGACGATTATATCTATGGTTTTGTCAAAAGCGGAACCGGCAGTGAAATTGACTATATGAAGCCTGAGGATGCAGAAGAAATATACAAGAGAATAGTAACTAATAGCGTTTTATATATGATATATGAACGGCTTGGAATGGACAACCTGTTAACCGATGACGATTTCAACGGTATAGAGTATTTCAGTACACCGGAATTGCTGAATTCAATAGGATATGCTACCGGAGATATAGCAAGAATGGGACTCGGTATAGTTTCTAAAACCATCCGTTCAACAAAAAAAGAAAAACAACAGGTGATTCAGCCTGTAATCAATAAAATTTCCGATAACGAAAGGAGTTCTTACAATGAAAGAAATCACTTACACAATGCAGGGCGATTATCAGATTCCGGATCTGACATTACCGACACAACCGGAAGTTACTCTCGGCAGATGGGCAGAGATGAAGAAAGAATATCTGAAGCAGCACCACAAGATAATGTACTACAATCTGATGACGAGTTGTCAGTTAACACAGTACCTCGCAGAAACGGAACAGAGAGCGCTCAAACTGGAGGACGAGCTGATCAAAGAGATGTCGGTAAAACAGGGGCTGACGGAAGAATTGAAAGCAAAAGACATGATGAAATGGGTACAGCTGACGAACAATCTGCGCAACGAAGTGCGGGAGATAGTTACTCAGCAGATAATAATGAGCGTTTAAGCAACATTAAGCCGTTACCGTCAATCAATGAACAAACGGCTTTCATAGCAGAATATGAAGCAGAGGTTACAAAAGCCTCTGCTTTTTCTATTCCGAATGAAATTATAAATGATCATCTTGCTAATGGGAGTGGCTTTCAGGACGGGAAATACCGTATCTATGAACAGTTCCGGAAAAGCTTATCACAAAAAGAAAATGCGGATTTTCTGAAAAACGAGTATGGCATTGGCGGCGGAACACACGCAGGCGGCGTATCCGGATATTACTATGACCACAATGCAAAAGGTATTTGTATCAGCAAAGGATTTGCTGATAACGCAACGAGAATCAATTTGAACTGGTTAGAGGTTGCAAAGCGCATACAGCTGTTGATTAACAATGACAGGTATCTGAATGAAAAAGAAAAAGAACATTATGCGCAATGGCTCAACGAGCGTGAGGAAAGACAATACACCGAGCAGGGTCTTAGCACTTCTGAAAACAAGGATAATGAGAAGTATATTTACAAAGTCGGCGATACCGTTTTCATCGGAGCGTCCGAATACAGAATTACGGCAAAAGACGATCAGCAGGTAATGCTCAGCGACGCTAACGCTCCCCTTTTCAACAAACAATATGATATAGCGGATTTTGAGCATAAGATAAAAGAAAATGCGCTTAACGAGCATTTAAAGGTTATACTTTCAGAAGAAGAAAGCAATACATCTGTTATTTCTGAAACGAATACAACTCCAATAAATGACGATGATTATTACTTCAATGACGCAGAACGCAAGGAAGTAGTTGCTGTATATTATAATCCTGATGCCATATCCGGAGGACAATTTGTATTTGCACATATCACTTATGAGCTCATTTCAAAAGCAAAAGATGTTGCGTCCGATACGGACTCATTTTATGAATATCTCGATGAAAACGCATACACGGAACTTATAGATGTTGGCACAGAAGAATACAGAACCGTATTAAGCGAGTATTCGGATCCAAATCCTGACTTCATCGGCAGAAATGAAGAGAATATGTTACAGCTAATAGCTTTAGCTAAAAACGAAAAAATCACTTATGATAAAAACGGATATCATGCTGATGATTTGGATGAAGGTGACCTTATCAAAGTAGATGGCGAAATATGGGCAGTAAAATCCGTATCTTCATATTCTATTTCTCTCATAAATGAAAGCGGTGACAAGAAATATATATCAAATTCACCGGACAGCAAATGGCAAGAAACGTTGGTTTCAAGATATAATTTTGAATTCATCGGTAACCGTGAGGGAACAAATACACAGGTCAATAATGAATCAACTGATAGCAAACAGTCAAAGACAGCTCATGAACATAAGAAAAACCGCAAGCAAAACAACGCTCCCAGTGTTTTGTACCCGGAAATCAACAATGATTACCGTACAAATTTCCATATTGATACCGATGAGTTGGGTGCAGGTACTCCGCTCGAACGCTATTATAACAATATTAATGCCATACGTCTGCTCAAAAAATTAAATAGCGAACATAGACTTGCTACTCCAACGGAACAGGTCATGCTTTCACAATATGTCGGTTGGGGCGGATTACCGCAATTCTTTGAGCAGTCAAACTCCCATTACAATGAACTTAAAGATTTACTTACTGATAGTGAATACACATCGGCAAGAGAGTCAACTCTGACTGCGTTTTACACTCCGCCGACAGTTATAAGAGCCGTATATAAGGTTCTTGAAAATATGAACTTTAAGATCGGTAATATACTTGAACCATCCTGCGGCATCGGTAACTTTATCGGTATGCTGCCGATAACAATGCAGGACAGTAAGGTTTACGGTGTTGAGCTCGATACTATATCAGCCGGAATTGCACAGCAACTTTATCAGAAATCATCAATAGCTGCACAGGGTTTTGAGAATGTCAATATACCCGACAGCTTTTTCGATGGCGTTGTTGGCAACGTGCCTTTTGGCGATTTTAAGGTTGTTGACAAGAAATACGATAAGCACAATTTTCTGATTCACGATTATTTCTTTGCAAAGTCATTGGATAAGCTCCGTCCGGGCGGTGTTATGGCTTTGATTACAAGCAAGGGTACTATGGACAAAGAAAACAGCTCGGTCAGAAAGTATATTGCTCAACGTGCCGAACTTTTAGGTGCAATTCGCCTTCCGAATGATACTTTTAAAAGCAGTGCCGGAACGGAGGTTGTATCTGATATTCTGTTTTTGCAAAAGCGAGATCGCCTTATTGATATTGAGCCTGACTGGGTTCACCTTGATACGAATGAAAACGGAATTCGTATGAATTCATATTTTGTTCAGAATCCTGAAATGGTACTCGGTGAAATGAAGACTGTATCAGGTCGTTTCGGTCAGCAAGTAACTTGCGAGCCATATACAGACAGCAACCTTGCCGATCTCCTGTCTGATGCTATTGCCAATATTCACGGCGAAATATCAGATTACGAGAATGATGTTGCAACCGATGAACTTGAGGAAGATATGTCAATTCCCGCAGATGCTTCTGTAAAGAATTTTTCTTATTCTGTTGTAAATGATAAACTGTATTTCCGTGAAAACTCACGAATGATACCTGTGACAGTATCTGCTACAGCAGAAAGTCGTATCAAAGGATTAATTATAATTCGTGATTGCACACGCAATTTAATCGAATTACAAGCAGATGACTATCCGGGAGAAGACATTAAAGCGGCACAGGAGTTGCTTAACGCAAAATATGACAATTTTACTGCAAAATACGGACTGATTAACAGCAGAGCCAATAAGTCGGCGTTTAGCGATGATAGCTCTTTTGCACTTGTGTCTGCCTTGGAAATACTCGGCGATGAAGGGCAACTTGAGCGTAAAGCGGATATATTCTTCAAACGAACGATAATGCCACATAAGCCAATTACACAGGTTGATACAGCAAGTGAAGCTCTTGCAGTATCAATCGGCGAAAAGGCTTGTATTGACATGGAATATATGCAAAGCCTTACCGGAAAAGAGGAAAACGAGCTCTTTAATGATTTGAAAGGTGTAATCTTCTTAAACCCTCTTTATGAAGGCAACAATGAAAATCTGTCGAAGTATTTCACCGCCGATGAATATCTGTCGGGTAATGTAAGAGAAAAACTTGCAATAGCACAAAAATCGGCTAAAGTCGATTCCCGCTTTAACATTAACGTTGAAGCACTTGAAAAAGTGCAGCCTGAAGACTTGACGGCAAGTGAAATTTCCGTAAGACTGGGTTCGACGTGGTTGCCGGTTGATATTGTTCAACAATTCATTTATGAATTTCTGAATACTCCCGGATACGCAAAAAGCAGTATAATTGTACATTACTCAAAGTATACGGGAGAATGGAGTATCGACGGCAAATCGTATGACCGAAGTAATGTAAAAGCGTATAACACATACGGTTCTGCCCGTATAAATGCGTACAGAATAATCGAAGAAACTTTGAATCTGAAGGATGTGCGTATATTCGATTACGTTGAAGATATTGACGGAAACAGAAAGGCTGTACTTAATAAAAAAGAAACTGCTATCGCACAATCAAAGCAGGAGCTGATAAAGCAAGGTTTTCAGGACTGGGTGTGGTCTGATCCGGAACGCAGAGAAAGGCTTTGTAAACTGTACAACGAAAAATTCAACTCAATCCGCCCTCGTGAATATGACGGAAGTCATATAGTATTCAGCGGGATGAATCCGGAAATCACGCTCAGAGAACATCAGCGGAATGCAGTTGCTCATATTCTTTACGGCGGTAATACACTGTTAGCTCACGCTGTAGGTGCCGGCAAAACATTTGAAATGTTAGCGGCAGCACAGGAAAGTAAGCGACTTGGATTATGCAACAAGTCTTTGTTTGTCGTGCCGAATCATCTTACGGAACAATGGGCTTCCGAATATCTTCAGCTCTATCCGTCTGCTAACATTTTAGTAGCAACAAAAAAGGATTTCGAAACCAAAAACCGTAAACGATTCTGCGGCAGAATTGCAACGGGTGACTACGATGCGGTCATTATTGGGCATAGTCAGTTTGAAAAAATCCCGATGAGCATAGAACGTCAGAGAGCTTCTCTCGAACAGCAGGAAAACGAAATCACAAATGGCATTGCCGAATTAAAACGCAATCGAGGAGAAAATTTCTCCATAAAACAGCTTGAGAGAGCTAAAAAATCAATTAAGCAAAAAATCGAAAAGCTCAATGATCAGTCACGCAAAGATGATGTAGTTACTTTTGAGGAATTAGGTGTTGATAGAATATTTGTCGATGAAAGTCATTACTACAAAAACCTTTTCCTTTATACGAAAATGCGGAATGTCGGTGGCATTGCACAGACAGAAGCTCAGAAATCGTCCGATTTGTTTATGAAATGCAGATACCTTGATGAAATAACCGGAGGACGTGGAACGGTTTTTGCAACCGGCACACCTATTTCAAATAGTATGGTGGAGCTTTACACCATTCAGCGTTATTTGCAGTATGATACGCTCTTAAAGAATGATTTACAGCATTTCGATAGCTGGGCTTCCACTTTCGGAGAAACGGTTACTGCAATAGAACTTACACCTGAAGGCACGGGTTACCGAGCAAAAACAAGGTTTGCAAAGTTTTTCAATTTACCTGAACTCATGTCAATGTTCAAAGAAGTTGCCGATATACGCACAGCCGATATGTTGGAACTTCCCGTGCCTAAAGCAAACTTCCACAATATTGCGGTCAAACCGTCAGAAATACAAAAAGATATGGTCGCAAAGCTCGCCGAACGTGCTGAGCTTGTGCGAAAAGGAAACGTTGATGCCAGTGTAGACAATATGCTGAAAATAACAAATGACGGCAGGAAACTTGCGCTTGATCAGCGTATGCTAAATGAGATGCTTCCCGACTTTGAGGGCAGTAAAATCAACGCTTGTATTGATAACATCTATCGCATATGGGAAGAAACAGCCGACAAGAAATCAGCGCAGCTTGTGTTCTGCGACCTATCTACTCCAAAGAACGACGGCACTTTTTCGGTGTATAATGACATCAGAAAGAAGTTGATTGAGCGAGGCATTCCCGAAAGTGAAGTCCGCTTTATCCACGAAGCAGACACCGATGTTAAGAAAAAGGAGTTATTCCAAAAGACACGCAAAGGCGAAGTCAGAGTGCTTCTCGGTTCAACTCAAAAGATGGGAGCCGGCACGAATGTTCAGGACAGGCTTATCGCTCTGCACGATATAGATTGTCCGTGGCGACCGTCAGATCTTGAACAACGAGCAGGAAGAATTATTCGTCAGGGCAACTCTAATCCTGAAGTTGAAATCTACAGGTATGTTACAGAGCAAACCTTTGACGCTTACCTTTATCAGCTCGTTGAAGGCAAACAAAAATTTGCCAGTCAGATTATGGCAAGTAAATCACCGGTAAGATCTGCTGACGATATAGACGAAACCGCACTTTCTTATGCGGAGATCAAAATGCTTGCAACAGGCAATCCGTATATCAAAGAAAAAATGGATTTAGACATTCAGGTTCAAAAGCTGAAACTATTGAAAGCTAACTATCTTTCCGAAAAATACAACCTTGAGGATAAAATAATTAAATTCTATCCTCAGAAGATTGCGGCGTTGAATAACACTATAAAAGCGTTGGAACAGGACTTAGCTACAGCAAAAGCACATCCGAAGCCCTCCGATGACAGCTTTGTCGGCATTGAAATTGACGGCAAATACATTTCAGAAAAAGCCGATGCCGGAAAAGCTATCTTAGAGTTCTGCAAGCAAATGAATAACCCTGATCCGATAGCAATCGGTAAATACAGAGGTTTCGATATGGAACTGCAGTTTAGTTCAGGCGTAGTACATTGTTATGAAATTGCATTAAAAGGTGCAACAACACAAAAAGTATCACTTGGCGAGGACGCAAACGGTAACATAACTCGTATCGACAATGCAATCGGACGTTTATCTGAGCATATCGAAAATGCAAAAGTTGAACTTAAGAATATACAGACACAGTATGAAACTGCACAGATTGAGGTGCAGAAACCTTTTGCGCAGGAAGAAGAATTAAAGGCTAAGACAAAACGTCAGATAGAAGTTGAAAAGCTAATTTCTTCCGGCGAAAATGAGCCTGAGCAAAACGCTATATCTGATTATTACTACTTTTCTGCTACTGACGAACAGATAAATGCTTTAAACAATGCGTCTATTCCTTTTGAAAAGCAGACTAAAGCAGACGGTAGTATGGTTATTCGGGTTGCTACAGACGACAAATCTAAAGCTGAAGCTATTATGAACTCAAAAAACTTAATTTTATAGTTTTCTGACATTAAATGAAGCTGTGCGGTGTGTTTTCACACCGCACTATTGTTTGTGCTACAGATAGCACAACTTGACTGAGAAAGGATTATAATATGGAAAAGTTGTCCACGGTTGATAAAATCGAATTGATAGCAAGATATGAAATAAGGCACAATACGTCCGAACCTGATCGTATCACAGAATGGTTTGGAGATTATGCAATGTATGCGTCAAAAAAGCTCGACAGAGAAGAAATGAATAATATCTTCGCTACAAAATTTGTCAAATTGTTGCTTGATGAATGGTTCAATGGATTTCGTGGTGAGAAAAGCATCGAAAAGGAATTCTTTGAGCATATATCCCGTTTGAACTCCGAGTGCTTCAAAAACTCGCTTCCGAATAATCTTGAGGATTGGGAAAAAGCAATCATAAATGAATTGGAAGGCGTTAGTAAACAAGTAGCCTCCGGTAATATCCCCATATTACAAGAAAGAACAAAAATCTATATTGACATGGATGGAACAATAGCAAGGTTTCACGATGAAAATTTATACCTTGAACGAATGTTTGAAAAAGGTTTTTTTATTGATTTAAAGCCTTTTGAAAACGCCGTATACGCTATTGAACAATTGGTGAATGATAGTACGGCGGAGATTTTTATTTTATCGGCAACAGTAAACTCCTGCTCTTTGGATGAAAAGCAGAAATGGTTAGACAGATATTTGCCAAACATTGATAAAGAACACAGAATTTTTACTTCTCTGAATGTACCAAAGTCAGAAGCTATCGGTCATCGGCTCACCGATAAAGATATTCTGATAGACGATTATAATAAAAACTTGCTCGAATGGCAAAAGGCTGGCGGAACGTCTGTCAAAGCCAAAAACAACATCAATCATAAGGGCTTGCACGGGGAACTGTGGAAAGGTGAACTTATTGATGTAGTGAACGGTGATGTTTACAGCGATATTTGCAAATTGGCAAACGAGAATTACTATTATGCATATATCGGTGAGAATGATGTAGAGAAATTGAAAAATTCGGGCATTTGCTATCATCTTCAGATGTCCGGCGACCGAATAATCGCAAAAGTCAGCATTGCTTACAAGCCAATTCTTGATAATATAGTCAATAGCAATCGCTCAATCAAATGTGATACAGGTAGCACACCTAAAATGTAGAAAGATGTGAAAAGCCGGTTATATGGAAATACAGTCAAAAGTTATAAAAAACACAGATAACAGTAGTCCGGTGAAAGCTTATGCCACGATTGTTTTAAATAACAACATTGCTATTCACGGATTTAGAATTATCGACATCGGTACCGATGATAACGATGCTATGTTTGTAGCAATGCCAAGCAACCGTAACAGTGACGGAAAATACTATGATATGGCGTTTCCTACACGTTCGGAGGTCAAAGAGGATATTATCAATTCCGTTATAAAAAATTATGGAGATAACTCCTCTTCTCCGTTAGCCGATAAATCACCGGTGGATATGAAGATCACAGTCCGACTTCATAAAACAACTGCATACGGCGATAATGTTCCTGCGTCGGGAGAAATCAGGCTGTCAGACAGTTTTGTGATTTCAGGCATTAAAATAACCTGCCATGACGGAACAATAGATTATGAAATGCCAAAAATCAAGAGTAAAGATGGTAATTACTATGATATGGCAGTTCCTTTAAATGACCGTTTCGGACAATTACTCAAAGAAAAGGTGTTGTCTGAATACGGGCTGTTGTCTACTCAGATATTATGTGGGAACATTAACCATGCGGATTTGACGGCTGAAGGCGAAGTAGCATACAAGCTATTTAAAAACAATAGCATTGCTCAAAAAGTAATTAATCAGCTATCGGAACGTGAAATCAAATATTCCGCAAAAATCAATGCACGGGAAACTACAATATGTTTCTTGAAATCCGACTTTGAATCAGTGCGGGAAATATCTCTTAACGCCGCATCTGAAACAGAAAAAAGTCATCAAAAGCTTTAATGCTTGAAACCTGCCGCCGAACTGCAACAGAACAGGATATGATGTAGATTGTATCCGTAACAGGAGGTACTTATATGAATATAACAACAAGAGTAACAAAACTTGACAACCCGGAAAGTAAGTTAAAAGCGTTAGCCACTATTGTGCTCAACGGCAACTTTGCCGTTGGTGGTATCAAGGTGATCGAAACTGAAAAAGGAATGTATGTGGCTATGCCGAATCATCTCGGCAAAGATAAACAGTATTACGACGACTGCTATCCGGTGACCGCTGAAATGCGCAAAGCAATAAACAAGGCTGTAATGACAGCCTATGAAAACAATGCTACTGCTGTAATTAAAAGTGAGCCTGAAGCAATTGCTACAAAGGTCAAGGTTATTCCTAACAATAATCCTGACAGCAATCTTAAAGGATTTGCTCAGATAACAATGGATGATTGCTTTGTTGTGTCAGGTGTGAAAGTCTTTGACGGTGAAAACGGAATGTTTTTGCAGATGCCGCAGTATAAAAATTCTGCCGGCGAATACAAGAATGTTGCCAATCCGGTTACAAAGGATTTTCACAATGAACTGAGCAACAAGGTGATAGCTGCATATAAAAATGTTGCAACTTCAGCAAATAAACAGCAGGAAACACAGACAACCGCAACAAGCGTGAAGCGTTAACAGATAATCATTCGGCGGCAGTTTTCTATATATTTATTTTGTGCTACAGGTAGCACAATAGGAAGAGATAAAATGAATAAGAGATATGGCTGGTTTTGACCTATTGGTAATAGCTATCTTTATTTTACCGGGATGGCGATTGCTGTACTTCTGGTTTTCATAAAGGAGGAAATTCACATGAAACTAAACGAAATGGAAAAAAAGCTGCTCTTTCAGGTGAAGGGCGACGACCAGGGAAAGGTTCTGTATGAGCTTTATATGACTGTGCGCTATTCAAATAATTCCGAACGGCGGGAAGCAGCAGAAAGCCTGATACCAAAGCTGAATGTCCTGTCAGATGCAGAGTGCATGGATTTAGTGAAGGACATTCAGAAGAATTACCGTTTGCCACATTCGCCCCGTACCATTGGGGAATGGACCGCCGAGACCAGACAGCAATCCGGTGTGGAGAAATTAAAGGGACATGACATCATGTCGTTGCAACGCTTCAACCCAGAGGTAAAGCACATGATCGTCTTTGATGTATTGTCTTACGATTCCCCTGTCGGAGATAAGGGCGATAAGATGCGCCTGTTTCTTACAGATGTCGGATATAAGAGATTTTTGGACAGTCAGGAACGGGGCGAAGTGAAACTGAAAAAATATGCAAAGGTTTCTGGCGGCAATCTCTACTATGACCGCATACAAGAAATTGCACGAAACGATAACGAAAGTGAGCAAAAGCAAGAAAGCGTACCTGATTGCTACTACTTTCCTGCTACCGATGAACAGATAAACGCTTTAACTAACGCAAAAATTTCTTTTGAAAAGCAAACCAAATCAGACAGTAGCGTAATAATACGGGTTGGTATTGATGACAAGGAAAAAGCAGAAACAATTATGAATACAAAAAAAGTTGTATTATAATTTTCTGACTGTAAACAAAGCTGTGCGGTGTGTTTTTTCACACCGCACACGTGTTTGTGCTACCTGTAGCACAATGTAACAAGACTGCTTGATTTACACACCGTCAGACTACAAATCACGTGCTGACTGTATCGTGAAAGGAAAAAGAAATCATGAGTAAAACTATAGCGTATGATTATTGCTTCAACTGTGCCGACATACCATACAACGATGAAATTATTGATGGAACTTCTGTGATGATTTCCTTTGTTGCATATAATGCTTTGTTCAAAGAAATAAATCTTTCGGACGCAATGCGAACGGTAGAAGGATACGGCATTTCAGACCTTATTAAAGTATCCTTTGACAATGAGAACGAATATACAATACAATGCAGGCAAAAAGTGCTTGATGCGTTTTACCGTGACTACGGATTTTTGTCATTGCATTGCAAACCCATAGGTTACAGTCTTTGCGTAAAAATTGCGGAAGGCTACAGTAAGGACGTGCCAACTACCGAAGAAATATATAGAAGTATTATTTCTGAAAATAAAGAACTTTTTGATATATCCGACAACAGAGTTGCTCAAACGCTTGCATATATGATGGTAGAAGCGGACACAAAAGATTGCTTATATTTTGTGCCATCAAAAGAGTTGAGAAAGAATAAATGCTGTATTGGTGAATCTGGTGAGGAAAGCACGTCTCTATAAGAAAGGAAACCTCAAAATGAAAAAAATTTTTAAAACTGCAATTATTTCTTCTTGTTTTTTTCTGGGCTTAACGATTATCATTGCTTATTTTATCTCTGATAATTTTTTTGACCAAATAAGCAATAATGCAGGTGCTTCATTAAATTTTGCATTAAAAATCTTAATGCTTGGTTTTGTTTTTTCAATTGTATATCACGGAATGGCTAAATTTCTTAATAAAATTTTTGGTGTCGTAAACAACAAAAACAATGAGAATACTTAGGGTGCGAAACCGTGTCGCACTTGTAAATTGACATCTAAAATTAAATATGATAGAATGGAGGAAAATATATGTTGCTTTACATTCTAATTACGGCTACAGCATATTTGATTTATTGGATTATATATTTGATGTGCAGCGAGGTGTTTATGATGGAGTCGATTGTAGGCGCTATAATCGGAGCAGGAGGAGCTATACTTGTAGGCATTTTAGGGCTTATCGGTACTTGCATTTACAACGGCAGAAAAACTAAAAAATTGAATGACAATCTTTTGAAATTGCAAGACAGCTATATAGGAGTAAAGGACGGCGAAATGTCGCTGTCAAAACAAATAGGCGTAATCAGCGGAACTGATAGTAGTTTAAGCAACCAACATAAAGATATTGAAAAATTTCTGAAGGAAGATATAGAATTTAAACTGAAGCAGACAATGACATATTCTTCCGATGCTTATAGGCTCATAGAAACCGAAAGGCAACTGCGTGAACAGAGAGAAAAACTGCTTAATTGTGATGAAAGTAAGCTATCACAAGCGATAGATGATATTTCTGCATTTAAAAATCTATGGGTAGAAAAAAACTACCGTATTCAACAATTGAGCGAACAAGTAATACAATTGCAGGAAGAAAGGCAGTCACTTGAACGTACGATAAATGAGAAGAATAATGAAATTAACAAGCTAAAGGAACAAATTGAAAAATATCGTTATTCAAGAGATGACAAACAAACTTTATATAGATAGCGTGGATAGCACAAAGCGACTGATTTCAGCCGCTTTTTCTTTTGTGCTACCTGTAGCACAATGTAATAAGTTTGTAAAAATCGGCGAAACGAACAAAAAACAATACTATATTTTGTATATGTTTTTGCTGTGTTTCGCTGGACTTTTGTCCGTTTTTATGTTACAATATACTTGAGGAAATAGTACCGAATCGAAAGGAGATGCACAAATGGCAAGAAATATAGTAAAGGCAAAGCTGGATATAATATTCAAGAAGTTGTTTACGGACGAGGGAAATCAGCATTTACTACAGGCTTACTTATCGGATACGCTCGGTATACCGTATGATTCGATAGAAAACCTCGTTGTACTCAATTCCGAGATAATGCCGGACAGCATAACCGAGAAATACAGCCGTATGGATATTCGTATGAAAGCCAATGGAAGACTGATAAACGTTGAAATGCAGATAAAGGACGAGGGCGATTACAAGGACCGTTCGCTCTACTACCTGTCTAAGCTGTACAGCGGACAGCTTAAAAGCGGAGAGGTGTACGGCTCGCTGAACCAGTGCATTTCGATAAATATCATCAACTTCAATCTCTTTGACTGCGAAGAATATCATTCATCGTTCTCAATGAGAGAGGACAGCAGAAACGAACAGCTTACAGACAAGTTTACAGCTCATTACTTCGAGCTGAAGAAAATAGGCAAGAATATCGACAAGAACAACAAGCAGGAGCTATGGCTCAGACTTATCAATGCGGAAACGGAGGATGAACTTGATATGTTACAGCAGACAGGCGTAAAGCAGATACAGGACGCAGTAGTTGTGCTGCATAAGATGAGTGCGGACGAAAAGACAAGAGAGCTTGCGGAAATGCGTGAAAAGGCTCTGCATA